ATCAGAAGAAACGTCTTTTGCGAGTGCGTTAGTAATTGCCTCATGAGACTTACTTGAGTTCAAGTCAGTTTGAATGAACTCGACAATATTACGTTTGGCTCGCATGGTAGCAACGTTCATTGCTTGCTCCAAAGCAGCATTGTCAGTAAGAGGGATGGCAGAAGTGCCAGTTGATTTTAGGGTTTCCCATTCACCCTTATCGTTGAAAGTGATTTCAACTTTACCAAATTCCTGCGTGTACTTTACGGCATCTTTCGATGTGTCGTTAAGGTCGACGGATTTGTTAAAAGTGCTACAAGCTGATAAAGCAAGAGCAATAGCAGATACAAGAATCAATTTTTTCATAATAAATTACCTCACAGTTGTTGAATAAACTACTACATCATCACGTTTGTATAGATCTTTCATTTTCTGAACCATAGATTGGTCAGACAATTTCAAACCTAGACGGTCTGGTGATTTCGGGTCGACACGTTCGATTTGGATACTGCGATCTTCCACTGGGACAGATACATTACCAACTTTAGGAACATCAGCGTCAACTTTAACACTCACCTTTGAAGCCAATTTGGCAAAGTCGTTTGCAAACTTAGCCCATTCGGTTTCAAAGTCCAAAGCCATAGCGTTGGTAGAAACCAACATAGTAGCAATAATCAATTTTCTCATAATAAATCTCCAAGTATTTACAATTATATTATACCTGAATCTTGAATTAAAGTAAAGGGGTTTTTGCTTCCTTTTTCGGGAGTTCTGGGATGACTCCAGCCTTTTCCAAAAGTTTTCTTGTAATTTTAGGGTATAATTTATGCAAAGTTTGGTCTTTGACAGCCATGAGCATTTTGGCTTCTGTTGGGTGTACACCCTCAAGGAAACTAATAAACAATGACTCACGTTTAATCGGTTTCAAATCTGCACGGCAGAATACATACATACGACGCAACTCACTGAATAGATTAGTTGGTGTCATACCTAATGGTTCAGCTGAAGGTTTGAATGGTGGTTCACCTTCAGGAAGAATAAATTTCTTCGCAGGGTCAAATGCATATTCAAAGATAATCTTTAGAGCAGCATCAGTTTTATATTTTTCAATCAGTGTTGGATCTTTATTAATTTCATCCAACATTTCTGTAACATATTTTCTCATTTAAAAGTCCTCAAGTTCATCAAGCAATAAACGACAACGGTGTTCAATCAGATAATTCATAATAGTCATCTTGTCACCACTCGGCTTGCTATTTAGGTATGCCTCTAGGATTTCATCCTTAACAGATTTTGGAATGTTATCGAATGCAACTAGAGTAGCATTGCGTTGCCAGTTACGACGTTCTTCATCATTACGGCATGCATCAATACCTTTTTCATAAAACTCAGCAAGTCGTTTAGCACTAACTGGCTTTTGACGATCTCCTGTTACAAACACATCATCCTTACTCAAGATATTAGGTACACCATCACCAGCATCACCCTTCACAATGTGTTCAATAGTAAAGTCCATGATTTCTTGTTTGCTGGCTTTGATGTATTTTTTCTGCATCGGTGACCACTGGCTTACATTACCACTGGAGAACGGTGCTAACTGTAACTGTTTAAAGTCTTTATCAGAGGAAAGGATAAGAACCTTTTGTGGTTCTTCCATCAAACCCTCTTGAATCAGTTCATTAGTTTGAGCATACTCAGTAAGAACAGCGATGATATCATCTGCTTCTGCACGGTCAACGCTGATAACCTTATAAGGAAATACACGTCGGATATCTTCACGCATTTCGCTTAGTGTATCAAAGATGAGTTTCCAATCCAAGTCAGAAGCATCACGTGCTTTCTTACGACTTGCTTTGTAGTGCTCAAATACTTCCTTGCGCCAATACTTGCGACCATCGGTACAAATAACGATTTGACCATACTCTTTGCCATACTTTTTCTTGTATGACTTAATGGTTGATAGAGTCACGTGACGAATCAGATTCTTCACCTCACTCTCTGTTCCTTTCAACTCACGCTGAAAGGTTAAGATAGTGGCAAGTGCCACTTGGGAATAATCAATTAGAATCATCAAAATGCTCCAAGGATAATACACTCTTCATTGATACGACCATTCGGAGTGGTGGGTTTAGTTTTAATTGTTTTGATACCAGCGTTCAGTCCACGCTTACCAAGCGCAAGTCCTTTGAAGAATTCCTCAGGTTTGCGTAGTGTAACAGACTTAGATTCAGCAACATCGAATCCTACCAGTGTCGTACCCTTAACAGTAAGACCGTGTTCAGATTTGTAGACCTGAAGTTTACGATATTTCGTATTATAGATCCAAACCTCTTTGGCTTCAACGAGATTAGTCGGAGCAACTGATTTCAGTTTAAGTTCCTCGAATTCCTTCATGTACTTAACCTTAGCAACTTGCTTGCCAATAGGCACAGGTTTACGTTTACGAGGAGCACGATTTGCTTTCGCAGTCTGAACCATTTGGTTACAGTCAGCAATAATCTGTTCAACGAACTCAGCGAATTTCTTCAATTCACGTTTAGTGAAATTTGAATAACCCTCTACAAGTTGCGCATCAGATCCCTCAATGGCTTCCCTAATTTCTCTGGCAGTCGGTACGAAAAACTCTCCAATGCGTTTAGCAATGGGTCCAGCAACTTGATTTGCCAATAGATAATTCTTTGTCGAAAATTCACTTTTACATCCATTCAATACAAAGTCATCAATGGCACCTTCGATCTCACCAGCGAGATCGTGGGCTTTCTCTTCCATACGTTGTTGGATAGAGATGACGTTAGTTTCTGTTTGGGGTTTCTTTTCAGCTTTGACCTCAGATTTCTGTTTAACACCAACTTGTTCTTTCAAGAACTCAACACGTTTCTCAAAGTAGTCGGCTTCCTTTTGCTCAAGGACAGAACCACCGTCCATAATGCGAGCCAAAACACCCGCATGACGGAAATGGTATTCATCAATCTTAAGAAATTGCACTGCAAGTTTCTTATCAATCTTAGCATAGTGGCTGATGAACCACTTTTTCTTTTCTTTGTCGTCATGATTTGCGTTGTAATAATTTAACGCTTGTAGCAAGTCACGACGATAGGTTTCGGGAGAGAGTTGTGTTTCTACTCCCTTTGAAATTGCGTTTGCTTTCGCAATAAGTTTTGCACGTTTAACTGCAGTAGCCATAGGATAAATCCTCCAAGTTTATAGAAGTATTATACCCTATTTGCGAATAAAAGTAAAGTTATTTTTTGCTGACGGTTTCGTCATAAATCTCCATGAATTCCTCATGTTCAGCTTCTACTTGAGCACGATTTTGTTTATGATAAGTTTTTGCAATCTTATTAATGATTTTCTTACTAATCTTGAATTCATCAGATTTCTCTTTTACAATTTCTCGAATCAAATCACGTTCAGCCTCAATACGAATCATTGAGTTACTCATTTCTTGAACCGCACCCATAAATTTCTTGCGGTCTTCTTCAGTTGAAAACATAGCCATTATTTGTCATCCTTTTTGGTTGTAGAAATATTAGTTTTGAATGCAGCTGGGATAATAAATGCAGCCAGCCAAGTTTCAATTGTAAGTGGGATATTAAGAACAGGAAATAATGTATTTAATGCCCAGATAGTTGCAATTGGCATGCCAATAACTACCAGTAATGCAACTCCAATAATAAAACCAATACCATATGCATTGAACGGTAATTTAATCATTTTTTTCTCCAATAGTAAATGTTACGTTTTTGATTGAGTCCCAACGGAAAGATCTCCACTCTCCTTTGTCTGTATCGAATACACGAAGTGCGGATCCTGAATCGCTGGAACTTTGCTGGATTTTCGGTTGTTTATCGGAGGGGATCCGACTTTCGGAGAGGGTGCAATGCATTTCCCTTTCCGTACCGTCTTTTTTGGTAAAAGTAATGCACAAATCTTTTGTGATGTCGTCATGGAGTAGTCCTCTTAGCCATTCTTGTCCTTCAGGGGTTGTAAAAGCGTGTGGTTTACTTGTTGCCGATTTCATCTTCAATCCTTTCATAATATGATACAAGTGGTTTCCAAAATTCTAAAAATGTTTGCTTATCTGCATAAAACTCTTTTATAGTTGTATGCTCTCCGATTTCAGATTCAATACGAACCTGAATAGTTCCTGCTGGTACAGGAATTTCTTTAATATCAATTTTGTGTGGATAGTTCATATTGATAGTTTCCTTTCTTTATACGCATCAATTTTAGAATCTCTTACAACAGAAGCCATATATGTTGTTGCACTATCAGCAAGTCTTGATGTCTTTCCTTCAAACCTTTGTTTAAGAGTTTTTGAACCATGCATAATATTAGCGAGTTCAAAATTATCAAACTTATTATCCATTAATAAATCAAATTCATTATTATTAAATAATTCGTTAACAGTGTTTTTTGCTTGAACATAATTCATATATTCATTTTTCCATCGCAAACTATCTTTATGTACATCATTTAAATTTTTTCTGCTATCATCAAAATTTGTATTTAAAATTTCTTCTTCAGTCATTTTAGAATACCCATATTTGGTATAATCTGAAAATTTAGATTGAATATCAATTTCATTTTCAGGTATAGACAATGCCCATGCTAATAATGATTGAGACTTCCAATTATCTAATAACCACTGTCGAGTTTGCTTTAAAGAATTTACATCCTCATGAGGTAAACCAACAATTATACTAATTGTTCCACGATATAGACCAGTTGATTCAAAATACTTTCTAATATCAATCAACCCCTGTTTCACTCTGTCTGGGTGCATACCCTTACCAACAGACTTTGCAGTTCTATGATTGAAACTTTCGATACCATAATAATGACCACGTAAATTCATTCTGGCCAAATCTTCAATTTCACCTTTTCTAGAAATCATTAAGTCAGCTCGAACGAAACCACTAAAGAAAGTTTGAAAGTTTAATTTCTCGACAACATCTGCAAACTTTTTAATTTTTTCTGTTCTATCGTTAAATGTTTCATCAGTGACTATGTAATTTTGAACACCCCATCTATCATAGTTCTTTTTCATTTCCAAGTCAAAATTATCAGCATCACGAGTCATATCACCCTTCAACCCAATTAATGGAAAATTGCAGAAGTCGCAAGAGAACATACATCCTCTTGAAAATTCTACACTCAACCACTCCCAAGGTTGAATAAAATCTCTTTCTTCATATTCAACACTTAAATCTCTCATTGGGTATGCAGGATAATCAGCAATCGCATTAATAATTTTTCTTCCAGTATTCAACCAAAACTTTGGTCGTTCACCATTACTGAATAGATAATTCAATAAAGTAAGTGTTGCGTTTTCACCATATCCCTGAATGTAATAATCAATTTGATTAGATTTAAAAAATGGATTAACTGCACTCCCACTTATATACTTCAATGAAGGATATTGTTTCCTACTCCATTTTATAAAATCTTCAAGTGTATCTGACCAAATGCTAAACAGATGACTGAACCCGAAAAACTTTGTATTTGATGTTACTCGACTTTTACAAAGTTCCTGTAATTCTTTTAAAGACCAACTCATTGCATAGTCAATAACCTCAACATCCCAACCTTCTTTGCGTAGAAAATGTGCAATCCTATAAACACCAGCAGTTCTACCTGATCTATGTTTTTCTGGATCTAATACATTAAATAGCAAACAATGATTCATTTGCGACGAATATAGTCGATAATTTCTTTTGCTTCTTTGTAATCAGAAACCTCAACTGCTTGATCAATCATATCAAGTTGCATTGTGTGTAATTCATTTAACAGTTTATCAACTGCTTGACGTTGTGGTGTAACGTTTACGGTATATGATACCGAACCATAGGATTTTGGTTTATATAAATTAGCAAGTTCAGCTGGGGTCAATTCAACCCAACCTGCGAATTTGTCTTGAGACATTCTACGTTTCTTATTCATTTTGAATCCCTCTGATGTTTATATTCACGTTTGAGCCACCATTTGTATTTTTGAAAATACTCAGCTAGATTAACTTCTGGAATAGAATGCCACTCATAACATTCTTCCTTATGCTCCATCCAAATTTCTTGAAGCCAATGTCTAAATGTTTTCATCATCCTCTCCTCATTGTAGCGATTTCTACTGCTTGCTCATCTGAAAAGATAGGTATGGCATTAGACTTATGCATAGTGCCGATACCTTTAATCATTGTACCAGTGTAAACAGGATTTTCTTTACGAGTTGCCACACCCAATCCAGTATCCAAAGAAGGGATGCTGCGAGTGCTGCGGACATAAGGACGTGTAACAACAGGATTATAGTTTGAATCCAGTTTGGTAGTTTTTCCAGTCGGTCGTTTAGTTTCATATTTCTTAAGCAATGCTTCCCATGATGCTTTCAACTCACGCTGTTTAGCATTAGGTTTACGTTTCTTGGAACGACCAAGTGATGTATGAATCATTTGCATAGATATAATTATACTCCAAAAATTATTGCAAGGCAAATTTCTTTAGATAATCTTTTGCTTCAACGCACTGACCGATTAGGTTGTCCATCTCTGCAAGAATAACCATTTCTGCTAGGGACTCTGCCATTTGGCGATCTTCGCTGTTGAGTGTATCAAGATAGTCGCAGTATTCCTCATAGGATTCTAACGACCACATGATGTCAAGCATCTCAACTTGCTCAGGGGTTAAATTTTCAATTTGAATCATGACGAATTTCCTTTACACAAGTTATACGATCTGGACTGTACATTAAAACAAAATCCCCAAAACCGAATGTCCCAAGGATACCTAAAATGACAACAAAGCCACCAATAAAAGCCAAAACTGTTTTCATTCAAAATCTCCATTAGGCATAACAATTCCTGACTCGGACACCCAACCATTAGTCCATGATGTCTTTTCATCGGCATCATAGGTTAATCCAAGAGCCTTCATCATGAAGTGCTTGACTCTTAAATTTGGCATACGGAATCTTTCTGTTGGAGTAAAGCCCATCATAGAACCAACTTCAACCACTGCGCCACTGCGACAGATACCAGCATGGCAGTGAACCAACACATTCATAGAATTATCCAAAGCATGCTTTAACAAACGAACGATTTCATCTGCTTGCTCCTGACTAATAAGGCATTCCTCTGGAAACCTATCAGTGTCATCAGCGTCAAGAAACTCGAACTGATGCGTTTCTTTGAATGCGTGCTTTGGAACTGGAAAGAATGTAGCTGGATCAGCAATCTGAATCAGCATAGCATTCTGCCCCATATCACTATGGTGTCCGTTCTTCACGGCATCCCAGCTAACATTTTCAATCCAACGAATCATTTGTTTCTTTCAGAAAAAGTTTCCATCCATTCTTGCAAGATAGTTCTTGCTTCACTTCGACTTAAATCATACATCTCTGCGAGATACGGAGCAGCACCAAACATATTGGTCACACCACTATCGCGCAGTTGATCAAGATATCTAAAATAGGTTTCTTTCATTTGATATTGCTCCATTTTCTAAGTTTATCACGTTTCTTTGCAGAAGCATCAATTACATTTTCCCAATTGATTAGGTTTGCTTCACGCATCAAGTCAACCATACACATCAAGTCACCGATTTCTTCTTCAAGGTGTTGACGGTTATTCCTACCATTATGTTCCGATAAGAATCCGAAACGAAATACCTTACTAATTGCTTGGGTAACCTCAGCGCATTCTTCTTGGGTGATCAGCATCACCTCGCGATCCAAATCAGTTATCATGACTCATTACTTCCTGTTGCTTTTGTTGTTCCAAATTGTAGCGTTGTTCGATCGCATGCTCAGCCCACTCATAGGGGACATCAAGAGTAACTGCGATAAACTTCGCACTCATACCTTGCTCAACAAGGTCATCGATTTCCATTGCGATATCGGACATAGATCTACGTCTCAATCCCATGACTTTTTACCTCCATGATTTTCATTCCAGTAATAACCAGCAAAATAAGCATCATATTCAGCTGAACCAATTGGGGGATAGATGGGATCTGACTCATAGGTGCCACCCTCATAATAATGGGGGTTGTGGGGGCGACTATACCAACTGTCAGCAGCACCACGGTCAAAAGGACCACCGTGACGGTCATCATAGGTTTTACCTTCAAAATTAGTCATAACGATCTCCTATTTAATACCTTAATTATAGCTGATTCTTGAATTAAAGTAAAGGGATATTTTGCAAGTCTAAAGTATTACTTTTCAAACCCTACACGGTTATTCTACCCCAAAGTCAAATAAAAGTCAAGTCATTTTTTCACTAAATAGTTGTATGTCTAAATGGGCATATAATTACAACAAATTGGAGTGAGGATGGAATTAACATTACAACAACTAAAACAGTTGCTTCCAAAGAACCCTTACGTTGAACACTGGCACCGTGCTTTAGCCCAGTTGCTACCAGATTATGAAATAAATACACCCCAACGAATCGCTGCATTTATCGCTCAATGTGCGCACGAGTCGGGTGGTTTTATGGTTCTAAAAGAAAACCTTAATTATAAGGCTGCAACTCTAAGAAAGATTTTCCCCAAATACTTCCCAACCGATGCTATGGCTGCAGAGTATGCTGCAAAGCCAAATAAACAAGAAGCAATCGCAAATCTCGTTTATGCCAATCGTATGGGTAACGGTGGACCAGAAACTGGAGACGGCTATCGTTTCTGCGGACGTGGTCTAATTCAACTTACTGGTAAGCAGAACTATTCTTGGTTCGCTGCTTCTATCGATATCTCAGTAGAAGAAGCATCAGAATACCTACAAACTTTTGAAGGTGCTGCTCAATCAGCTTGCTGGTTTTGGGAATCAAATAACTTAAATCGATTCGCTGATGTTGGCGATATTAAAGGTTTAACTAAAGCAATCAACGGTGGCTTTATTGGTCTAGAAGATCGTATCGCCCACTATGAGCATGCGTTGCATGTGATGGGAGCTTAAATGAATGACCGCAAGTTAGTAAGATATCTATTATTGCTACTTCTATTCCCATTAGGTTTAGCAATGTGTAGTCAAGAGCAGTTTAGATATCCATGTCAAAACCCAGCAAACTGGGATAAAGATATTTGTAAGAAACCATTGTGTGATGTGACTAGAACTTGTCCAGAACATGTTTTTAAAGGGGGTCGTGACCCCAGATTAGGAATGCCAGATGAACAAAATACTATCAAATCTACGCCAGCACCTGCTGGATCTGTTAACCAAGGAGTCAGCTGTGGAAAATAAAGATACCTTTATATACACTGAAGATCAGTTGATGGCTCGACTGAAATTCTTTATTGGTATTTGTTTGACACTTACATTATTCGGTATCGTATTCGTTGTACTTTACTCTTTGATTTTCGTTACCCAACCATTGAACGCTATCAGCCCTATCGACCAGAAGTTCTTTGAGTTGATTGTGCCTATTGCTACATTTTTAACTGGTACTCTATCAGGTATCATGTTAGCTGGTCAAAAACCAGAAGACCAAAAAGCAATGTTAGAAGCACAGAAACAAGCTCAAGCAAATGCCGACGCTGCAGCTAAAATGACAATTGAACAGGCAAAAGTGTTAAACCCAACACCACCACCTGCTCCAGTTGTAGTAGCAACACCTGTTTATGCTCCACCTGCTAACTTTCAACCGCAAGTAATGATGAGCTCGACTGGTAAGCCAATGCCTGCACAACCTGATCATCCAGAGATTTAAAATGCAAAACGAAGATTGCCCAATCTGTGGTGGAAAACATAAAAAATGAGTTTTTGGAAAAGCATGTTAAAAGATGGCCATGATGGTTCGTGGAGTAGTAAACGTATTATTACTCTACTTGCTTTCATTCTGGTGGCTATTTCTTTTACAGCTGATCAATTCTCAATATATAAAGCAAACGAGAAATTGTTTGATTCAATAATCTATCTGGTTATAGCAGGTCTAGGATTTACTGCTTCAGAAAAATTCGCAAAAAAGGAGATCCCTCATGAGTAAACTAGCAAAAGTATTAATTGCTGCAAATCTAGTTATTTGGTCTGTTGTTGGCGCTGAGATAGCACATGCTGAAGCCAAGAAAGAAAAAGCATGCGTTGAAGTTAAAGACGCTAAGACTGGTAAAGTAACTGAACAGTGTAAAGAAATCAAGAAACATAAGAAACTTGAAGTAGAAAAAGATACAAAGAAATAAAAAAGGGAGCGTTAAGCTCCCTTTCTTTTTGCGCAAGACTGTAAGTCGTTTTCTGTCATTTTGCCTGCTATAAAGTATGGCGCAAAGTACAGATGTAGTAAAGTATTAATCCATAAATCTAATAATAGATTACTTACCATTTGCTAAAGGATTATCCAAAGCACGTTGGATTTTCTTATCTACGTTAGCATTGGTATCTTTAATAGCAATATCAAGTTCTTTGCGTGTTTGACGTAGTTCGCTTTGAACTTCTTTCACGCTAATATCTGTTTCACGTTGTGATTGTTTAGAGCCACGCTCTACTGAATCAACAACTCCCTCTAAACGACGAATGTCGCTCTTCAAATCATTCTTGATGTCTTGTGTATATTGAACAGACTTCTCAGACTTTTCAACAACAATATCCATCTTAGCGTTTAAATCAGACAAGTCTGGAGCCACGTATTCTGCAATACGTTTCTTCATAGACTGATAGTCTTTATAAACTTCAAATGCGCCATACAATCCACCAAGAGTTGATGACACAATTGTGAATGCTACCATTAATTTAGCTGGTGTGAATTCATAACCACCGATGCTGATAACAGTATCTTTACTAGCATACTTCTTTACAGCAGCTTCTGCTTCATCAATCTTGGCATTGACGTCTTTAATTTCTTCTGACATTTTAATTTCCTCTGTTATATTGAGATGCTACGATTTGTTCATGTACTCTATCTGAGGCACCAGATAATCCTCTCATCAATCTAGCATTATCTACGGTCTTCTGATTATTGTAGACACTATATGGTTTATAACCAATAACGTCTGGGACAAATGCTTTACCATAAGCGTCAAATCCTGGCACAAAGTTCATTGCAGCAACCACTACACCTTGTACTGCTTTTTGTGCTTCAAGGTCTTTTGCGTTACCAACTGTTCCTGCTAGGTTTTTACCTTCTTCAACTGCTTTTTGTTTAGCAGCTTCCAATCTACGTTCAGCCAATGCTTGACGATTAGTTGGTTGTGGTTTCTCACCACCTTGTTGACCACCTTGTGGTTGCGGACCACTTGCTTGCTGTTGCCCACCACCTTCTGGTTTCTTTTCAGCCTGTTGACCACCTTCTGGTTTCTTTTCACCTTGTGGTTCTTGGCGAGCCATTTGTTGTTGAGGTGCTGGAGCAGCTTGCACTAACTGGACAGGAGCAGCAGGTGCAGCTGCAGTATTTGTTGTGCTAGTTGGAGCAGCAACTACTTTATCAACAGTAGCGTTACCTGTTGATGAAGATGTGGTTACTGTACCATCATTACTTACTGTGGCTGTGCTAGTGCTAGGTGCATTAGCAGCAACAACACCAGCGGTGGCAACAATGCTAGCAGTACCTTGTTGCTCGAGAACCATTTTGGTAGCATAAGCAGAAGAATAATTAGGGCAAAGTCTATCATAGAGTCCATTCAGAGAACATTGTTGATCGAAATATGCTTTAGCATATCCTGTACATCCAACATCATATAATGGATTAGCTGTGCATTGTTGAACATAATAAGCATCAGCATATCCTTGACAATCAGTCATATAAAGCGGATTTAATGAACACTGTTGGTCGTGATATGCTTGTTCATATCCAGGACATTGTGTAGAATATAATGGATTCGCTGAACATTGATAATTCAAATAAGCAGATGCATATCCTGGACATGAAGGGTCATATAAAGCATTAATAGAACACTGTTGTGTATAATATGCAGCTGCATATCCTGGACAGCTAGGACTACTTAATGGATTTGAATAACAAAGGTTAGTTTCTGTCCCAGTAAAAGTAATCACTGAGCCTGCAGTATATGGGAATATATTTCCTGGACCATTATAATATTGACTATATTGACCTTGAGATAAATCACCAGCAATACCAGTCGTTACGTTATGATATTGAACATTTATAGAATCATGTTGAATACCAATATAGCCAGTTGGTTTAATTGTAGTGCTGAATGTGTTTAAATTATTTGTGCCATACTCATTGATGTTTTGCCAAGCATACTTCATGTATGAAGAATTATCAGTTTGTGTATAAAATTTAGCATTAGCATTTGATGCAATTAGATCTGTCTGTAGAGCATAGATAGCAAAATGCCACGGAGACCCAGGATTATTTTCTAAGTTTACACCATCACAACAAAAACTATTCCAATGTGTGGTAGGGTCTAAGAAACCAACTACACCATTAGAAAAGAAATACGATTGAGTAAAATTTCTACCATAAAATGGAAACGTGAATGGTAGAGCAACAGGAACATAACCATCGTCAGCTATGCTATAATAGGTCTTAGGATCAGAACCGTATGTTAATTTTAAGTAAGGATCTTTGACTTGCGGACCATAGTAACCAGCCCAAAAACGAGAGTCCTTACCTGTAATAGACATTGCAACATTACCCAAATTGGCAAGAGCATAGGGATTAGTGAATGTCTGGGTTTGATCAAACTGTTGCCAAGCAGAGTTTTGAGTATTGAAAGAATGATTATATGTTTGTAATGTTGAACCAGTATTGCTGGTAACATTAACATTCATACTCAATGTGCCGTATGAATCAGCTCCATTTAAGTATGTCATACCATACTGAACACCATTCACCTGAACCCCACTACCTTGTAAAGCATTATTAATTGCTATTGAAGTGGCAATAGTTCTTTGTGTATAACCAAAGTAGTATGTGTTAGTCGAAGAGTTGTAACCAACGCTGCTGCCCCCAGAATATCCTCCTGGAGCAGTAGCATTAACGGTAGATGTTAGTGGGGAAGTTATTAAGTTGGCTGTTGTATTATTGTCAGTGACAGTGTTTACAACTGAACCAACTTGTGCTTGTGGAGCGATGATGTCCGCACTCCACACAGCCACAACTGTGAGCATCCAATAAAAGAATACTACAACTGAGCGTAGCATTTACTGACATCCGTATCTAGCCTTGATTACAGGATCAGAGCCAGAATAAGCAGGACAGAGGGGACTTGCCACCACAGATGATTGGGGCTTGATTGGAAAGGTATCTGCATTTGACTTGCTAGAAGTCGCCTGCGCCTCCTTATCATTTTCTTTCTTGCCTGTTTCTCTAATTGGTTCTTCTTTTGCTTTTTCAGGTGTTTGTTTTACAATGTCTTTTTCATTAACACGACCACGTTGAATCCAAACTTCTTTTGCTTGTTCGCCAATCTTACCTTGTACTGGACATGGTGTGCCTGCGTCAATCATTGCCTGAAAAACTCTATCATCTTGACATAGAGTAGCAACTGCTGCTACTTTCATGCCCATATCATAAAGATTTTTAGATAGTTTAATTCTTTCACAATTCATATCTCTAACTGTACCACCCATAGAGATACCAAGAATTTGTGTTTGTACTGCACCAGATGCTGCTGTGGCGCAAACGTCATTATTAATTACTGTTACAGCTGGAGCCACCGCTGTTGGTGGGGGTGAAATAACCCTAGTTGTTGAATCAGATTTTGTTGTGCTGTTGGATGTCGAATCAGTTACGATTGGGTCTACTGCCCAAACGTTTAATGTAAACATAGCAAAAAGCACGCTTGTGGCGACCTTTTTGTACATTTTTTACCTCTGGATAACAATGGACTTAATTGTCCATTTAATACTATTTAGGGTTTTAGTTTATTTAAATCTTCAACTTCTTGCTCAATCTCACCAACTTTATTTAAAAATGATTGAACTTTACGTTTCTTCTCTTGTTCTAATAATTCAGACTCAAATCTACCAAGTTCTTTTTCTGGTTGTGGTTGATTAATACGTTTATATAACTCGGGTTCCCAATCTTTCTTTTCTACAGAAACTTGTTCTTCAAATAATAGATCGTCTTGAGTATCAATAACTTTAGTGGGTTCTTCAATAATTTCTTTCTTTTCTTGCTCTGTTGGTTTTTCACCAACATCAGCAATCCAAGCATCAGGTTTAATTTCTTCTGGCTCTGGAAAGTCTTCAGCTTTTTCTTTTTTAAAGAAATCAGTCCAAGATGTTTTGTTTTGATTGCGTAAGTTCCAGTTAGCTGCTACTAAAAGTAAAACAGCTAATGGATCAAATACCGCAACAATCATTAATATTACTATGCGGACTGCTTTTTCGAGGAAGTCTGCGTCTTGCGCTTCTTGTCCGTAGATGAGTTGCGCGATGTATTTGATTGGTCCGACTTCGGCTTCGACTTTTCGGACTTCGCTGGCGATTGGCGCACGTTCTTCGTTGAGTTTTGCGATTTTACTTTGGGCATTACCGATTTCGTTAAGGATTCTGGCTCGATCTTTTTGCTGTCCTCTACGGATGGCAATGGCTCGTTCTGTTCCTTTGGCGTCGTCTGTTCTTGCGATGGTTTGATCAACTTGAGAATCGAGTTGATTAAGTTCTTTACGACTTGCATTTAAGTTCTCCTTTTCGGTCTTTATCTTTTCATCTATCAAAGCCAACTTAGCTGATACATCTCCTGTTGGAATTGCTTGATCTAAATGTGCCTTTGATAAGAAGCCAAAGATACCCATTGATGTTAGCATCATTAAGATAACTAACGCTGTTGTGAAATAGATCTTCATCAAACGTGGTACATCTTTCCACGAGCGATAAAGCCATGATGCTACTACAAGTTTTGATGCTTCAAGTAATGAACCCATAATAAAGATGGGTGTGGCTGCAGCAGCAAAAATTGCTACCAAGCCCATGATTGAATAGTAAGCAGCAACTGCAGATAAACCTAGTGCTGTTACAAATAGAAGATATGTCATAACTTTCCTCTGATGTGTGATCCGTGTATTCTGCACATAATATTGTTATTATAGTAGTCGTCGCTTTCTAATACTTTGCGAGCGAATTGTTCACGTGCTTCAATATAACTACATTCTGCTTTACTTTTGCAGAAAAATAAAATCTCTCGGGTGAATTGATCCTTCCCGAAAGTCACTATATCTTTATTTAGTTCATTAGAAGAACCGTAGTATTCCTGCCAATCGGAGTCAATCTTATCACGGATCTTTTTCTTCTTCTTATTTCCGTTTTTCAGAGTTACGGTTTTATATTTGGTGCGAGAGAACTTGGCTAATTTCTTTCCCACATACTTCTTACCATTCGTCAGGTTTGTAATTAGATATACAAACCCAACGCAGTCTTCAGGTAATTCAGTTAATTGTTCTTTATTATAAATCCACATTAGAATAAAATAGTTCCAAAAGAAACTATTTATTCTTCTTCGTCATAGTCCTCTTCTTCGTAAATGTCTCCAGAACATACAGGGCAGTAAACAATATCTTCTAATCTTTCTTCAGATTTTAAGATAATCTTACCACGTGCTCCACATTCTTCACATTCAAACAACTTCGTTGTCATCTACTTTTCCTTTTGCTAGACTAATAATTAAATAAGATCTAGCCATTAATGGTTTGAAACTGTATTCTATTCCTTTTGGTATATACAGTAAATCTCCTGGTTCAACTGTGCGTTGTTCTTCAGCAAATCTAAAATCACTATAACCAATCACATTGTATAAAAGAATATCATTATTGCTTTTATATTTTGTATCATTCTGTGTAGTTAAAGAAACGTACATGTCAGTACCAAGAATTTCTTCTTTTAAATTTTCACTTAGATATGTCACAACTGGCTTAACACTATCAATTTGATCAGCCATTGGTAATTTATATTCCAAAATTCCAATAGGTTGACCAGCTAGGTTATCAGCGCAATGTTGTAAATAACCAACAGCAGTATCCCACTGATATGTTGGTTGAATCGCTTTAGACACCAAAGTTGGTGCGTTTGATTCAATTCTTTCTTGTAGTTGTTCCATTAAGCCCATACATCACTCCATGTTCCACTCAATGCACCTTTAGCATAATCAGTAACACGATTCTCAAAGAAGTTACCATGCACTGGTGCGTTAATCATTTCCTCAACCCATGGTAGAGGATTCTTCTTGCGTTTGAAAATACCTTTTAAACCCATAGTGATCAAACGACGATCAGCGATGTAACGGATATATTCTTTAAGGTCTTCAGCTTTCAAATCACGCATTTCACCATTCTGATAGCACAAGTCGATAAACTTATCTTCTAGTGCAACCATCTTTTCAGCAATGGTATAAATTTTACTCTTCAATTCATCATTCCAAATCTCTGGATTTTCTTTGATATAGGTTTTGAATAGTTGAAGCATTGACTCAGTATGCATCGTTTCATCAACGATAGACCACGTAACAATTTGACCCATACCTTTCATTAAGCCATGACGAGGAAAATTAAGCAACATAATAAAACTACTAAAAAGCTGCATGCCTTCAGTAAACGCAGAGAAGACAGCAATATGAGTAGCAGTGCTAGCAGCGTCACCGTTTCTTGAACTAATGTCGAGGACATAGTCATGTTTATCTTTCATCTCCTGATATTCTAAAAACTGATTGTATGTTGTCTCAGGAAGTCCCAACGTTTCAATCAGATGACTATATGCAGCAATATGTAATGCTTCACGTGCTGAGAAACCAAGAAGCATCATACGAATTTCTGGCTGCTTAAAATATGGTAAATAATTCTTAACATAACCACCAGCTACGTCAATATCTCCTTGTGTGAAGAAACGGAAGATGTTAGTAAGGAATTCTTTTTCTTCCTTTGTTAATTTCTTCTTCCAATCTTTAACGTCTTCAAGCATTGGAACTTCAGTGTGAAGCCAGTGCGCTTGTTCATGCTTCAACCATGCATCATATGCCCATGGATAGTTAAATGGTTTAAAATTTGTACGGTCATCCGTAAGTCTAGTTGCTTTTTTAATCATTCGTTGTCCAATTCTAATTCGATCATGTTACCATTTATTCTTACATTAACGACTTCTCGATATCCGTCGTCAGTCAATACAATAACTTTTATTTTTTGTTTGTCTTTAATAATATCGCCAGAGTTCTTAGGAACTAATTCTACCCAACACTTCTGAATTTTTTGAAAGATATCCCAAGCGTCCATTACTTTATAACCTCTTTAACAAATTCTAAGAGTAGTTGCTGTTTAGGTACATACTTACCTTTCAACCAACTATACGAGTCATACCAAAATTGTTCTGCTTCAGGGTGACAACCAATCAGACCAATGTTGCCTTGTATAATTGCCATTGGGTCACCGTTCATGTATCTTGCGTATGTTCTAAAATTTTCTTCACTTCCTGTAACTGCAAATCCATCGTAAAAGAACATTCTTTCCCGTCTACCGTTCCAGTCAACTTCCAAGTTTTTTGCGTGCGGTCTTCTTGTATCTGTTCCTGGGCGAGTAATATACTGTACTGTATCACAGCTACTAAGTACATTAAAATAATCAGACCCTGCCCAATAACCTCCCATACATATACCAATGTAGGGTCTACCTGACCTGACAAATTCCCTGATACGATTTCCATTGTTGATAAACAAATGACGGAAAGAATCGCTATCACCGAACCCACCCCCAAAACATACTGCATCAACCGTCTCAAAGAATCCATCTTCAACCTCATGTTTAGTAAATAATCTAAAATTATAATGATCAGATAATGCTTTCATTATTCCATTATCTGATTGTGTGGAACAATACGGTTGGGCAACAAACAACCCGATTGTTTTCATTTAACCCTCGCAGGCAATACAAGCAGAATCTTCGCTAGCAAGCGCAGTTAAATCAATCTCTTTAATAACTTCACGTTCAATCTTTTTGGCTACTTTGTCAGCTTTAGCAATCTTATCTGAACGACAATAATACATAGTTTTAAGTTTTTCTTTCCATGCCATAAAGTGAACAGCGTGAATATATTTGATATGACTATCTGGTCTGAAGAAGACATTTAGTGACTGTGCTTGGTCTATATATACTTGCCTGTCTGCGGCATGCTGGACGACCCAACGCTGGTCAATTTCCATAGACGTTTTGAAAACATCTTTTGTCCAGTCGTCCATCCAATCGAGGTGCTGAACCGAACCATCATTCGCAATAATACTACGCCAGATTTCATCATATTTCTCCGAAGAAACTGCACCAAAATCTTCATCTTTACCCAAATAGTCTTTAATAACTTTATCAAGATAACGATTCTTATTTAAGTGAGAACCCGATAGAGTGTCCTGACGATAAGCGTTAGCCCTATAAGGTTCAATACTAGGAGAGGTATTGCCCATAAGAATGGAAGATGAAGCATTGGGAGCAATTGCCATGAGATGGCTGAAGCGATTGCCAGTGCCTTCAGCGTCTGGTGCCTCACCTCTTTCCAATCCAAGTTGCTTATTAGCTTCATCTAATTTCCCTCTGATTGTTGAGAATATTTGTTTGTTGAGTCCAACCGCCATGGCTGATTCCCACGGGAGATTCTTTCGTTGCAATAAAGCATGCCAACCCAAAGCACCAATACCAATGCTACGTTCACGCATAGCAGAATACTTGGCACGAGCAATAGGTTTAGGAGCATGATCAATAAAATGCTGAAGGACGTTATCAAGCATTTCGGCAACGTCGCGAAGGAATAATGTATCATCTTTCCAATCATCATAATACTCCAAGTTTAAAGAAGACAAACAACAAACTGCAGTGCGCTTTTCGTTTGTTGGTAAAATAATTTCAGAACATAGATTGGACTGATGAACCTTCAACCCTTTATCTTTTAGCCACTGAGGTAATGCTGCATTAGAGTGATCAATAAAATGTAGGTATGGTTCGCCAGTTTGCATACGCATTTCTAAAATACGTTGCCATAATTCTTTTGCTGATACAGTTTCACGAACTTCATTTGAAGCTGGATCAATTAATTGCCATGAATCATCAGCCTCATGATCAAGCATACATTTCTCAATAATATGCATAAACGAATCAGGGATATTAATTCCGTGATGCATATTTAATGTGCGCATATTTTGATCGCCTGTCGGCTTGCGCATTTCTAAAAAGTTAATAATGTCAGGGTGAGAAATGTCGAGATAAGCAGCATAAGACCCACGACGAGTGCGTCCTTGACGATAAGCCAATGACGATGCGTCATAGATTTTGAGGTGAGGCATAACTCCAGTAGACTTATCGTCTGCGCTACGGATACCAAAACCAATACCCACGCCACCACCAAGCATAGATAACCAATTAGTTTCAGAAAGATTATCAACTAAACCCTCCGCTGTATCTTCAATGTAATTTAAAAAACAACTGATAGGCAGACCTCTCTTACTTCTGCCGAAGGATAAGATTGGGGTTGAGTATGACAACCAATGTTTCGAGGCATAATCATACAAGCGTTGAGCATGCTCAGGATTAGAACCAAACTTACTCGATACATATGCGAATCTTTCCTGTGGGGAAGTTTCGTCTTCCCTCATATAACTTTCTTTTAATCTTATTTTTCCTAGTTCATCGAACAAATTATCTTTAGTGTAGTCTACCTTTATGCCATGCACTACGTCTTGCATAGAATTTCCTTTTATTTTAATTATTAATAAATTCCGTTGACATTGGGAATGCTTCAGAAATTACCTGAGCGCATTCACGTGCAACTTCCATGTGTTCTTTTTGTGTACCATTACCACTACGCAAGTCAATAAAGTGAATCCATGAACGCAATGTTCCATTCATGTATAAACGACTAACTGTATTTCCTTCTGGTAGAATTGCCCTTGCTTGTTCTTTAGCAATACCTTTTTCAATCGCTTCAGCATATGTTGATTTAACATAATCAATTAAGAATTTTTGCTTGGCATCCCACCATGCTTGTAATTGTACATCATCGGTTTCAATACTATTTTGTCGATTCTTTGTGTCTTGTAATCTTGCTTCTCTTAGGACGAAATCTAAGTCCTTAGTTGGATCAGCATAACGTTGGCTGAACTCTTGGAATGAGAAGGAACGATGACGTAGAATCTGTCGGGCGATGTCACGTGTAGTTGTGATTTCAAGACATGCTGAAACCATTTCTAGTGGTGACCAGTGTTTGTGTTTGATCAAATAACGAATCAGCTTATCAGCTGTTTCCATATTGAATTGATTTGATGGATTAGAAACTCGTGCGCAGAAAGCGATTAACTCCTGCGCATCTGTTAATCCTTCATCATACATACCACGTGCTGGTTTGCTATAACTGATTAACTTTACTCTCATTAAGCACCTGTATTAGAAACTGCTTTTAATTTATCTTGATCAGTAAAGTTAATTGCTTGACCAGTTGCTGCGTATGATGTAGTATATGCTGATAGGGTATCAAAACCACGAGCAAGATTACCTGCTGCGATGTTCATTGTTTTGCTACCAACAACACCCAAACCACCAGAAACAGACTCAACTGCATCAAAGTTAGCACCAAGGAAGATTACTTCCCACTTCTTATCTTCAAATTGTTTTACTTTTGCTTTGATAGATGCTTGGTTATGTTCTTTGGAAGCATTCTCATATCCATCAGTCATAACAACTAGAATAGTTTTCTTTGCTTCATCTTCTTCAGCTTGTGCCATAATCTTGCCACAAGAGTCATAGAGAGCAGTAGTTCCTCGTGGTGTTGCATCCTCATCAGTAACATCATCCCAATCTTTTACCTTACATTCACGGATGATTTCATATTCACTATCAAACACTGCCATATGGATGTTATCAGTTCTTTTTAACTTCTTAACATAACCATTAATGGAGCCTAATGCTTC